ATGAATTAATTTTTGATTCATCTCCACTACAAGCGTTAGAATTATTAGCAGCATCACTACATGGTATGATGACTAACCCATCAACACCTTGGTTTACCCTTAAATTTAAAGATGCACAAATGGATCAGAATGATGAAGCTAAACTTTGGTTAGAAAGTGTAACTGCAGATATGTACACAGCATTTAATAGATCAAACTTCCAACAAGAAATTTTTGAATTGTACCATGATCTAATTACATTTGGTACTGCAGCAATGTATGTTGAAGAAGATGATGAAGATTTATTAAAATTTTCTACAAAACATATTGCTGAAATATTTATAGCTGAAGATGACAAAGGTAGAATAGATACTGTCTACAGAAAATTTAATTTATCTGCTAGAGCTTTAGTACAACAGTTTGGTGATAAGGTTTCACAAAACATAAAAGTCATGGCTGAAAAAGACCCATACCAAGATGTAGAAGTTTTGCATTGTGTTTATCCAAGAGCAGACTTTAATCCTAAATTAAAAGACCAAAAAAATATGCCATTTGAATCTGTGTATTTAGAAATGGGTAGTGGTGACGAATTATCTATGTCTGGATTTAAAGAGTTTCCTTATGTAGTTCCAAGATACTTAAAAGCATCACATGAAATTTATGGCAGATCACCTGCAATGACAGCCTTACCAGATGTTAAAATGTTAAATGAAATGTCTAAGACGACAATCAAAGCTGCACAAAAACAAGTTGACCCACCATTATTAGTTCCGGATGATGGCTTTTTACTGCCTGTAAGAACTGTACCGGGTGGATTAAACTTTTATAGAAGTGGCACAAGAGATAGAATTGAACCATTAAACATTGGTGCAAATAATCCATTAGGCTTAAACATGGAAGAGCAAAGAAGAAATGCTATTAGAGAAGTATTTTATGTAAACCAATTACAGTTACAACAAGGTCCACAAATGACAGCTACAGAAGTTGTGCAAAGAAACGAAGAGAAGATGAGATTACTTGGACCAGTATTAGGTAGACTACAATCTGAATTATTAAAACCATTGATTGATAGATGTTTCAATATTCTATTAAGAAGAAATCAATTTGCAGAAGCACCAGAATTTTTATCCGGTCAAGATGTAGAAATAGAATATGTTTCTCCATTAGCTAAAGCACAAAAATCTACAGAACTTTCATCAATAACTAGAGCATTAGAAATACTAGGAGGTCTAGCAAATGTAGCACCTGTATTTGATTATATTAACTTTGATGCGTTGGTTAAACACGTTGCGGATATAGTTGGTATGCCACAGAAGTTATTAAAACTACAATCGCAAGTTAATGCTGAAAGAGAACAACAAGCAGCACAAGCTGAACAACAACAACAAATGGCACAGATGCAACAGGTTGCACAAGCTGGGGGACAAATAGCACCATTAGCAAAGGCATTACCGGAAGAAGCAAAAGCCTTAGTGGAGTAATATGGAAAACAAGGAACAAGAAAAACAATTAAGAGAAATACAAAAACAATTAAAAGAACTACAAAAAAACTATAAATTTATTTTTGCATCAAATGAAGGTAGAAATGTTTTGGCAGACATAGAAAAAAGATGTCATTATCATACTACTACTAATGTAAAAGGAGATAGTCACGAGAGTGCATATTTAGAGGGACAACGTAGCGTCATTCTATTTATTAAATCAATGCTACAACAAAAGGATAAATAATGTCAAGTGAACAGATAACACAAGAAACTGTGCCTGTAGAAACAACAGAAGCAGTAGAACCAGTTGCAAAACCAAATGTAGTTAGTGGTGGAGATACACCAGTAGCAAATTGGAAAAGTTCTATTAGTGAAGAATTTAGAAGCGACCCTAACATTGAAAAGTTTACAGAGATAGATGCTTTAGCAAAAAGTTATATCAATGCTACAAGAATGATTGGACAAGACAAGGTTGCTGTACCCAATAAAAATTCAACTGAAGATCAATGGAATGAAGTGTACTCAAAATTGGGTAGACCAGAATCTGCAGACAAGTATGCTTTAAATATTGAATCAGAAGCAGTAGCTATGGATGAAGGTGCAATTAAATCTTTTGCCGAACAATCTCATAAACTTGGTTTAAACAATACACAGGCTCAAGGTATATTAGAGTTCTATAAAAATAATATGGAAAGCAATATGCAAAGAGCAACTGTTGATACTGAAACTGCACAGGCTCAAGCTGAAACAGAATTAAGAGCTGAGTGGGGTAAAGAGTTTGATAATCAAGTTGCAAAAGCTGGTGCATTAGCAAAAGCAAATATGAATCCAGAAATACTAGATTTACAAATGCAAGATGGTACTAGAATTGGAGATCATCCAGAAATAATAAAAGGCTTTGCAAAAATTGCTGGTATGCTTTCAGAAGATAAATTAGTTTCAACTGAAAGTGAAAGTGTTAATTCAATAAAAGATTTACAATCAGAAATATCAGCTATTACTAATGATACTACTGGACCTTATTGGAATAACAAACATCCGGATCACGCAAAAATGGTTCAACAGGTTTATACATTAAGAGAAATGGCTCAACCTAAAGAAGATTAATAATTTATATTCCTTGTAATATAATAAAATATATTATAAGGAATTAAATATAAGATAACTCGCAAGAACCTTATTGATGACAGAGAATAGAACTGTAGTCTAAAAGACTTTAAATCCAAGAATTGCCTATCATTATTGATGGAGAACTATTCTGTTTTTTATAACAATAACAATAATGATAAATAGGAGACAAATATGTCATCACAAATAACAACAGCATTTGTAGAGCAGTATTCTGCCAATATACAAATGTTATCACAACAAATGGGATCTCTATTAAGAGATGCAGTTAGAGTAGAATCTATCGTTGGTAAGGATGCTTACTTTGACCAAATTGGTAAAGTAACAGCTCAAATCAAAACTAGCAGACATTCTGACACACCACAAATCGATACACCTCACTCTAGAAGAAGATGTAGTTTAGCAGATTATGAATTTGCTGATTTAATCGATCAACAAGACAAAGTTAGATTGCTAATCGATCCAACTTCATCTTACGCAAAAGCCGCTGCATATGCAATGGGAAGAGCAATGGATGATGTTATTATCGCAGGTGCATTAGGAACATCAAATACTGGTGTATCTGGTGGAACAGCAGTAGCATTACCAGCAGGAAATATTACTGCAGTAGGTACTGGTGGAGCTAACACTATGAACATAGCTAAACTAGCATTAGCAAAAGCTAAACTAGACCTTGGTGATGTTGATCCTTCAATCAAAAGACACATCATTGTATCTCCAACAGAGATTCAAGATTTGTTAAACAACACTACAGTTACTTCAAGCGACTTCAATACAGTTAAGGCTTTAGTACAAGGTGAAATTGATTCATTTATGGGATTCAAATTTCATGTGTCTAATAGACTTGTTGATAACGCAGCTGGAAACACTCAATGTATTGCCTTCGCAGAAGATGGTATATTGCTTGGTATTGGCAAAGATGTAACTGCTAGAATAGATGAAAGATCAGATAAATCTTACGCTACTCAAGTGTATTACTGTCAAACAATCGGTGCAACTAGAATGGAAGAAGCGAAAGTTATTTCTGTTCTTGCAAACTAATAATAGCTAATAAATAGGAGAAATAATTATGGCTAATTCAGTACAATTCGCAAAAACAGTTGCGGCTTCACCATCTAAGATCAGTACAACTGAACTTCATGGTAGAGTAAGAATCGCTTATGCAGACTTTACTGCTGCAGGAGCACAAGAAACTATCAATATGTTCAAGCTACCAGATGGTGCTAGAATAATTGGTGGAAGAGTAAATCATGTAGCTTTAGGTTCAAGCACAACTCTATCAATAGGTCATGCAGCATACGTTAATGCAGCAGGAACTACTGTAGCATTAGATGTGGATGAATATAAAGCAGCAGCAGCATCAACAAGTGTTAGTGCTTTTAATGTTGCAGCTACTTCAGCTTTGGGTGAAAACTCATTAGTTGATGCACCAGATGGTTTAATAATTACAGCAACTACTGCTGGAGCAAATGCAACTGGAAAACTTGAAGTCCAGATGACATACGTTTTAGATTAATACTTATTTTAAGGGGTGGAAGCGAGAGTGGAAACCCCTTAGAGTGCATGAAACAAATTAAAGATTTAAAACCTGTATTACATCTTAAAAAAGACAATTACATTTACAGGTATGTATTGGTAGACAGATTTCAAAATGATGGTAAGAATCATTATGGTTTTGACAC